AGAGCGCCTGTTTCGCGCGCCGCACGACGCCCACGCCCGTCAGATACGCTTTCGGCTGACACGCGCGCACGCCCTTGAACACCGTCTGGACCGGCACCGCGACATGCACCGCCGTCGCCACGCGCCAGCGCCCGCGCCAGACGACGGCCCAGACGCGCGCATCGGCGCGATCGAGGCGGTCGACGCAGAGCAGGAAGGGAGCCGGGGCCACGCTCATCGCGATCCCGCGCTGTTGCGTTCCGCCAGGAGCTGCGCGCCCCGCTGCCGCGCCGCCGCAATCTTCTCCCCGAGCGTCACTTCCCCGCTGACCTCGATCCGATCGACCAAGAGCGCGAAGTGCCGCGCCAGGTCGTTGAGCGTCCGCGTCTTGTCCCAGAGCCGGACTTTGAGCACGCGGTCGATCTTGCCGTCGCCGGCCGTCGCGTTCTTCATGATGACTTCGACGCTCGCAATGGCGGCGCTGACCTCGGCCGGCAGTTGGTGCACGGGAATGAGCGCGCCCTCCGGCGTAAACAACTGCTGCACGTTGCTGAACGCGAGCCGGCGGTATTCCTCGAGGACGCGATCGGCGGTCAGCCCCGCCTTTTCGACGTTCTGCGCCTGCTGCCGTTGGATGACAGCCTGGATGTGAGCATTTGTGAGCAGGCGATAGCCCTGCTCTTTGGCGGCTTTGGGGCTGTAGCCGCAGCGGATCGCGGCCTGCGTGGCGTTGAGGTCCACGAGGTATTCGGCGACGAACCGCTGTTGTTTGGGGGTCAGGGCTTTCATCTCACGGCCTCACCGTCGATCCTCGGCGTCACTCACGCGTGCCGCGTATTCCTCCGCGCTTTCGGCCCGTGCCCGTTTGAGCGTCGCCAGCAACTGCGACCGGACCGCGGCCGGCACCTGGCCCGCCAACAAGTCCAGCCCGTCCTGGTAACTCACGACCAGCCAGTAAGCGACGCGCCCCTGCACGTGGAGCTCGTCGCGGCGGACAGCCACGGTGCGCGGGTCAGGCTTGATACCCATGATCGCCTTGAGACCTCTGAGACCTCTGAGACCTCTCGCGCATCTCAGTGCTCGACGTGGACACCCGCCACCGTCCGCGCATTCCGGCGTGGCACGCGGCGCGCGGGTTCGGGGGCCTCGTCGTCCAGATCCTTCGCCGCGAAATCGAGCGCCGGTTGCTCGGGCTGGAACGTGACAAACCGCTGTTGCGTCAGCCAGTCGCACACGTATTCGAGGTCGCGCGGGCTGGCGGGCCCGTAGGCGACCTTGAACACCAACGCCCAGCCGTCGACGTTCTTCTGCGTCCGGGCCCGGACCTCGGTAATCTCGCAATCGCAGAAGACGATCTGCTCGGCGAGCTCGGGCAGCATCCGCACGAGCAGCTGCTGTTTCGGGATGGGCAGGCGGAAGTGCACCGCCTTGAGTTTGGCTTTCGGCGTGGCATCGGAGAGCGAGAACAGGAACGCCCGCACGTCGGGATCGAGCGAGAGGGCGAGTTCCGGCGTGAACGGCTGCAGCCGCAGGGTGAGCTCGACCAGCTTGATCTCGTGCCCGTCGGTCTCGTCGATTTTGTGGCCGATCCGATCGAGATAGCAGCCGATGTTGTCGTCATCAAAGAGGCGCATCGTGGGAGCCCTTTCGGCTGTGTGATTTGAAATCACATGATGTGCAATAACACCCGGCGGGTGACGACGCGCGAGCGCGCGGCGTTCCTTCGGCGTGTAGCCTGCCTGGTCGTAGGTGCCATCGAGCACCCGCGGATGGTCCGCCGCGAAGATGATCATGACGCGATGAATTCCTCGTCGCCCTCGTGGTCGCGCAAGGCTTCCATGACCTTGAGCGCTTCCCGGTCCAGTTCCTCGATGACGCAGGCCGTCCGCCACGCCTGCAGTAAGGACTCCTCCCGCGCCAGGACGAGCCCGACGCGAATCCGCGCATAGTTGTTACGGACCTCCCGCAGCCGCTCGTGGTGCGCATCGCGCGCGTTCATGGCTAGGCGATCACCTGACGGTAGAACGTGGGCCGCGTGGTTTCCGTATCGCATTGGAAGCAATACCACTTCCCATCGCCGCGGTCCTGCAACGTGCCAAGCCCTGTCAGGACCGGAGAGCACTGCGGGCAGGCGGGCACCGGTGAGCCGAGCGTTGATACTTTCGAGAGTTCCAGGCACAGCTGCTCGAATCGATCCCGCTCCTGCTCGACGGCGTGGAGGCGGGCGGTGAAACTAATCATTTGAAGGCGCAATAGTTGGACTTCCGCGTCAAGTTCGTTGCGTTCTTGGAAAACTCGCGCCGTCAGTTGCTCCTTCGTCATCGCGAAGCCTCCGCGAACAAGGGCAGCGGCAGCGGCGCCGCTGGCACGACCATCGGCTGCACGCCGGCCGTCGACTCGACCCGCACGTCGACATGCGGCGCCTCGCCGATCCCCGCATAGAACTTCCCGACCACGGCTTCGACGACCTGCGCATCGTCGCCGTAGACGACCTGGCTGAGCGCGTCCCCGATGCACCGGGTCAGCTTGTCCAAATCCGGCGCGGTCAGATGCGCCACCGGGCGGCGCTTCGGGAGCGACTTCGGCCGCGGCAGGTAGAACCCGACCGTGAGGCGCACGGGGCTCGCGAAAAGGACCGCCTGCTGCGCGAGCGGCACCGCGTGCAGCGCGTGGCTCGCGCCCTCGGCGACGAGCTGCTGCCACGACTTCACGTTGCGGTTGCTCTCGGTGACGATCGGGAACTTCATCCCGCGGCCGAGGAACGGCTTCATGTTGCCTTTCGGCTTCGCCACGCCGTAGACCGTGAAACTCAGGGTCATGATCCGTTTTAAGCGCGCCGCTTCGTTGACGCGTTGGTGCGGCTATCGGCCCGCGCCATCACTAGTCGTCCCGTGACCGGATCACGAGGGTGTTCACGCTTGATGCAGCCGCAACTCTTTGTGTGGCCGCTCGTCAGGTGCGCTCCGGAAACGATGACCTCCGCGCCACAGGCGCAAAGACAACGCCAGCGCACCTCGCGCCCAACAGCGGGCACCTCGTCAACCACACGCAAGCGCCCAAATTGCTGCCCTGCCAGCATCACGCAGGGTTGCCGTTGATTGCGACGTTGGAGGCGCGCATTAGCCCAACGCACATTCGCAGGTTCATAGTCCCCGTTTGGATCAATCCGATCGAGTGAGCAGCCCGGCGGCCGCCGGCCCACATCCGCAAGGAACGCCGGAAAACTCTCGCGCCACGCATCGCAGACTCGAATACCCCTGCCTCCGTAGTTGCCAAAATGCTTGCGCTGCGGGTCATAACAGCGACGCTTCATCTCTTGCCACGCTCGATACTCCGGCGTTCGATCCGCCACTCGTTTGCCCGCCTCTCCGTGACGAAACGATCGGACGAGTAATTGTTCACGTCGTAAACATCCGCAACTCTGCGTCTCTCCACGCCGCAACTCAGCCACGGCGACCACACACGCCGCGCCACAGTCACAGCGACACTGCACCTGTCGGCGGCGCCCACCGGAGTGACAGCCAGCGATCACGACAAGGCGGCCGAAGCGATGACCCACAAGATCGAGCGGATTAGGCATCAGAGTGGCTCCCCGCCTTGGCGGCGACCACCATTACCGTAGCCGGCCACCAGCATCAAGCCCGGCGCGCACGTACACTCGTAACCTTTCAGGTTGCCGATGTCCTCGTCGGCCAGGCGCCCGTCGCCGTCGTACGAATTGTTAAATTGCTGCGTGGCGATCGTTTCCCAGACCGTGAAGTCAAGCGGATGGCCGCGGCCGCTGTCATCGAGGCCCCAGATCCCACCAGGCGCGAGCCGATCGAGACAATCCGTCGCGCGCGCCGCCATCATGCCCGCCGTCCACGCGGGATCGCACTGGTAGAGCACGCCGTCGACTTTGCCAAAATTGGCGCGCCAGAAATCAGTCGGCGTCTCATCGTTCGGCTGCCAGCTGATGTAATGCGGGAAGAAGTGCAGCATGATGCGGCAGCGTGTCCCGATGAGCGCCGCGTCGTGATCGATCATCGCGCGCACGATCTCGGGTGACCAGTGATTGCACTCCCAGGCCGGCGTTTCGATCTGCATCGCGCCCTCGGCGAGCAGCCGTTCGATCAGCGCATCAGGGGCGCTGAGATCCGGCGGCGTCGGCGTGTAGTACTTCGAGCGCATCAGGTGATGCACGAACAACCCGGCCTCGCGACACCGCACGCTCATCGCGACGTAGGCGTCCTCACTCAGGCCGGCCTCGAACGAATCTTGCGGCGAGAGCGAGATGTGCGAGTAGCCGTAGCTGCAATACGTCTTCAGAATCCGGTCTTCCCAGGCGCCGTGGCCGTAGCGATCGAGGAAGTAGGTTAAGACCCGATTCTGCGCGGGTCCATTCGCCCCGCCGGCCACCGGCGGCAGCCCGGGGATCGTCAGCCCCCACGCATCGCCGCGCCACCAGCGCACGTCGGCCGTGGCCGGGGGTTCGGCGCGCAACTCTGTGTAGACGGGCAGCGGCGCGCCCGTCTCCGGGTCCGTCGTCTGCGTGTCGAACGGCGGCAGCGGCGGCCGCACGACGATTACGGGCGGCGGCACTGGCTCCGGCGTCGACGTCAAGAACGGCCAGGCGGTGGCGTAGGTCATGATCCTCTCGGGCGTTATTCGTCTTCGTGTCGATTTTCTTCTCGTCGTGCCTCAAGCGATGTCGTCGCAAGGTCGATCATTTCTTCGAGGCATTCGATGAAATCAGCATCTGGGAACTCGTCGATCAAATCTTGAATCGCTTGTTTCGCTTCTTTGACAGTCATGGCGTCACTCGTTCGGAATCGTCTCGGTGAACGGCACGATGAACACCGACCCGGCCGGCCCGAGCGGCGCGAAGATGATCCGATCCGGCCGCTTCAGCCCGGTTTCGTAGGGGCCGTGGCTGTTCGCCGGGCGTGTCTCGACCTCGCCGCCTGGCTGCACCGACATCACGGTATCGGCGCCGACCGGATACGTCACCGTGACGAAGTCGCCCTCGAGGATGTTGATTTGATGCGGGCCAATCGCGACGACGTCCAGCATGATCGGCGCGTCGTCGTCGGGGTCCACGCTCCGGGCCTCTGGTGTTGACAGGGCCGCGCGAATCGCGCTCGACAGGATCCGGCCAACATGGTGGGGTTGCGCGCGGTCATAGGGCACCTTCACGACGACGGCGATCACGGACGAGCGATGTGTCTTCGAATCCATTCAGCGGTCCTTTCGTGAGCCATGCGTCATCGTCAACACTTTGGCGACGGGCGCGCCGGTCTCGACGGCCGACGCGCGGTGGCGAATCGAGGCCGCCGCGGCGCGCCGCTGTTGCGTCTTCTGCGCCAACGCTTCATCCGCTTTCTCGAACCGATACGTCGGCGGCACGATCAACGTGTCGATCAGCGCGTCGCCTTTGTGCCAGCGGCCGAACAGCGGCATGACGTCAGCCCTCCTCACCAGGCGTTCGCGTCCGGCGCGAAAAGTCCAGCGGCAGCAACCCGAGACGCGTGAGATCGATCGGCGGCGGGTCGGCGTACTCGATCGCCGCGGGCAGATCCGGCGGGGCGGGCCCGGCGCACGTGGCGCAGCGATATTTTTTCGCCTTGCAGCTGCCGAACGTGATCCGCAACAACACCGTGTCCGCGGGGATCTCCGCGCCGCACTGGCCGCAGTGTCGCAGCGTGCGATCACGCATCCACGTCGTCATTGAAGTCCTCGAGATAGCCCACGCGGTGGGCAGGGTCTAGGGCGAGTCGCGCCAGCACCAGCGCGGGCCCGGCGGTTCGATAGAAGCGGCCGGCGAGACAGCTACACACGGCGATGTCGAAGAGCTCGCCGGACTGATACGCCACACGCAACAGGCCGAAATCGCGACACCGCTCACACTCTCGGCTGGCCCCGATCTCAGTCGCGATGGTCTCGGCTCGTAGCCGTAGCGCGAGCCGGTACCACTCGCCGCTCGTCGGCCACAGCGGCCGGTCCTGGCGACGCAGCACGCACGCGCTCTGCCGCAGAACGTCCGCGCTGAAGCCGCGCAAGGTTTCCCAATACACGCGCTCGGTCTCGCGGTCGAGGGCCTTCGGCGGCTGCAGGGCCCGGACCAAGTCCCGGAAGATCGGCGAGAATTCTTGTAAGGTCAGGTCGGTCATTTGTGTGACTCGCGGTCGGCCGCAGCGCGTTGTGGCGACCCTGATCAGGCGCGGCGACGCAGCTGCGGCCCCTCCGTTCTCTTAATGAAACCAAGTACTTACGAAGAGAGACGATCTAGCTAATTAGCTAAGTCCGTGTTCTTTACCAGATCCAGAGGTCGCCAAAAAAGACCGCTCCGTTATGCGGTTTGTGACGCGCGCAAGACGTAGAAAAAGACCGCGTCGTTATTGCCGTGAAGACCGCGTCGTTATCGCCTGCGAGATGTCGCGGTGCCTGCCTCCGTTTGCCCGTTCCGGGCACGATAGTGACGCTGCGTCACCGCCCGCCGCTCCGACTCGCGAATCACTTCATCGAGCGTCGCGTTATGCCAGCCGTCGGCCTCTAAGGTGAAGTGGGACATGATCGCGCCGCGGATCTGCTTCCAGCGCCTCGGGTCGCCGCACGCTTTGGCTAATACCTCCTCGTTGTCGGGGAGCGGCCCGCCGCGCAGCTTCCCCTCGTCGAGCAAATTGCGGTAGGCGCCTTGCTGCTCGAGGGTCATGTCCATGTAGGCCTGACTCTGACGCCACCGATCGATCCACCACCAAAAGCCTGTGAGACGCGGCATTCTGCTCAGCTTTCTGTCGCCGTCACCGACGGCGTGCGTTTCTGCAATAACGGTTTCGACGCGCGGTCAGCGCCTCGTCGGACGTTGCATGGTTTGCAGAGCACGCGGAGGTTGTCGACCGTGTCCGGGCCTCCTCGGCTATACGGAACAATGTGGTCGAGCTCGAGGCGTTCCTGCGCGGCGCACCAGACACAGACGCCGTCACGCGCGAACACCTCTCGGCGCACGGCGAGCGGAATGTGGCGCCGTTCGTTCTGGCCCGGCCAGGGGCGAGCAAATCCCAGCGCTTCAACGGGCACTAGGGCGTCGCCTTCGACGCGCCAGTACTTCTCGATCTTGGGCCAGCAGCGCCGCCACTCTCGCAAGCTGCAGCCCACCACTTGGCGGATCGCTTTAGGGTCGGCCGGCAGGCGACACTCCCGCCGCCAGGCCTGCGTCAGCATTTCTCGATACAGCCCGCGCGGCTCGATCGGTAACAGGGACGCCGGCGAGGCCCTCCACCGATCCACCAAAAACCTCTCCCCGAATAACTTGTCGCTCATCCCAAGGTTCCTGATTGCTGCGGATTCTCGACGAGAACAATCGACATCGACACCGGCTCGACCTCGAGCTCGAGGTCGGCGAGCTTGCGCAGCACATTCGACAAAAATCGATCGCTGATGAAAATCACGAGCGATGGCGCGCTGGAGCGCGTAATGGTGATCTTCCACTTCGAAACAATTTGCATCATGCCGCGGTCACCGACCCAGGGCTTCGGCCGCGGCGCGCCGGGCCGCGGAGATGCGTTGAAATTCATCGACGTTGCCGCCCACGTCCGGATGATTCGTCCGCGCCAGCTCCTTAAACCGACTGTTCACTTCGTCGATCGTGGCGTTCGGCGACACGCCGAGAATCACCCACCAGTCGGACGCTTTCGCCGGCAAGGCCACGTAGCCGGCGAAGGCTTGCTCGATGCTGCCGACGCCATAGCGTTCGATCCGGCGCAGCGCGTCGATGTGGTTGGCGAGCGCGGCGATGTTGTCCGCGACCCGATCCCACTTGTCGCACGCAAGGCACAGCGGCTTCTTCTTCAACCAGAACCAGACCGCGGCGCCGACATCGGCGGGTTCCGCTTGTCCGCTCCGCGG